CATCTTCTAATGGAGTTACAGTTACTTCTTCAATAACTTTAGTGTTTGGTGTAATAGTAAATGTGCCGGTAACATTGGGATATGTATCATCATATCCAACAAAGAAATTGAGTTTATAGTAAGTTACACCATTTCTAGTAATAGTCTCTACTTCAGATACCGCAGCACTAGTGAACTCATCTGTTGTTTTTTTAATTGTCTGCCCAACCAGTTTTGTTGGATTTCCAGAAATATTACTTATAATCGCAACATCTCTTCTAATATAACCAGCATCTGATGGTTTAATTAAAAATTTCTCAAGATTAATTACACTTGGTGTTTCCCCATACAATACATTGAAAAGTATTCTAAAAGATTCGGGAGTTCCTTTAGACTCATATAAAGTTCTTGCCTCTTTTATAAAATTTCCTGCATCAAGATTTTCAGTAAAATCCAGACCTTCTAGTCCAGGTGTTAGACTAAACTTTATTTTCTTATAAAATTCTTGTAAAAATAAGGAACTTAAATTTTGTACTGAAGATCCTGATGTATGAGAGACAGCAGAAGATTGACTAAAAACTAATTCTCCATATTGCAAATCTTTATGGTAATTTGTAACGCCACTAAATCCTCTTACACACCCAGTGAAAGTATTTCCGGATATAGCAGTATACGTGATAATCTCATCATCAATTTTAAAGAGACCATACTTTGCAGGAAAACCTCTAGTACTTGATACGGAAATTGTGGTAGAAGTTGTTGTAATATCATCCTCAAGAGTTGCATATCCAACAACTACTTCTGGAGTAAGATTATCAAGTTCAATGTATTGGTCTAAGTTTTCAGCAATATCTACAGGACCACCCTGATATTCTTGAGAGATATAATATTGCTTTAAAAATTCAGCAACCTTTGGACTTTCATCTAAGATAAATTCTGGAAGCTGACTATCAATTATTTGTTGTACTTTTACCCTAGATTCAAAACCCGTTTGTATCATATTACGACCTCATTAATTTCCCGTTTGAGTAACTTGAGCGATACGAATTTTTTGTGAAGACAACTCCGGAAATATCCTCCCCAGATGCAATTGTATCTTTTACCATATTTATTTGACTTTTTGAAACATCAAAAGATACATAAAGATCTTTAAGACCGATGACATCATTTGATTCTGGATATGCTTGTATTTCTATTAAATCATTCCCTAATTCTGTAGATGTAATTGTAATTGTATTCAGAGTTATTTCTCCATTTGCATAATTTACAACTCCAGCAGATTCTACAACTACAAACGGAGATAATGATGCAGTAGATACTCCTGCTGAAGTTTCAATAGGTTTTACAATTGAAATTACTCCTGTCACACCATCAGCGTTTGGAGTATCTGTCAAATAAACTATATCCGATTCGTCTTTAATATTGAATCCGGTTGACTTGATATTATACCCTGATGAATTTACGTGGAATTGATTACCAAAACATATTTCATATTGAGCTGGGGAATTTATGAGTGCTTTTAAGTCTCTCCTAATTCTAACTCTAGTAATGTTTGATGTAATTGCAGTATCAGTATTATCAATGACTTGAAGAAGTTTACTATATTTAAATCTGCCACCGAATTTGTTTAAATCTACTGACTGGGAGTATTTGTTGAGTGAGTTAGTTACTCTTGTTTTTAAATCAGAAACACTTCCAACTTGATTGTAATTGTAGTAAATATAAGATTCAACTTCAACATACAATATTTTAAGATCTACTATTTTTGGACGCACCCCAGAAACACTATATTGAGTTAATTTAGATAGTATCTGTTCCTTATCAAAATCAGAAACAAATGTCCCATTTTTTGGTTTAATACTAATAGAGACGGTTCCGTATTCTGGAGGACTTAATTCTTCCCCACCAACAACAGAAACAGACTCTGCATTACCATAAATTTTTGATTTGATAATTGTTTCATAGTCGCTTGCAGTCACTGCTCTATATTGTGAAGAATATAGGCGAGGTGCAAAATAACGAATAGAATCGATAGTTTCTATATCAGATCCATTCTGGGCACTTTGATTTGTAGTTACATTAATTGTATTTGTTGCGATAACATTTCTGTCGTCTGCATCTCTAAAAGATCCAGCAAAACTAAAGGTATCGGCTCCATTTCCATCTTTACCACTGGTTATGATATAATTTGCGGTAATGATTGAAGAATTTTCAAGTTTTTTGCCAAATATCCCATCACCAAAAAGAATCTGATATTTTTCATCTTGAACTTCTTGAACTAAAAAGATTTCAGAGCTTGAATCAACATCAAAGATATTATCAACTAAAGAATATAAAGAACCAAGACCACTGTCACTAACACCTTTGACGTAAACTCTGATCGTAGAAGTATCAATAAAGGGATTATCAAGAACAAATTTTTGATCTAGTGATGCATCAACAGTAAACTTTTTGGTTAAGAAAGTTCCTTCTCTGATTGTAATATTGCTAAATGTTGCAACTCCATTTACAACAGGAACTGTAACACTTTGGGGAATTGAAAATACGTAAGAAGATCCTCTTACAGATCCAGTGCATACAAGACCTGCCTGCAAGGTAATCGCAGACGTATATACTGGGGTGCCGTCTTGTAATATTTGATCTGGATCTACGTTTACACTAAATGAAACTATTGCATTGGCAGCATTTCTTGAATATGGAACATAACCAATATTTCTAGCAAGTGAGACAACATTTTCTCTTACAGTTGCAGAATCCAAAAAGGATTCGTTGACAACCATATTTGAGTTGAATGCAGTAATATATGTGTTATATGCTAACGTATCGATTAAAACAGAAAAGTTCGACCCTTCAAAATCAAAGTCCGTAAATGTAGAGTTAGCACGGAGATAATCTTTGATTGAAGTTTTTATCTGATCGAAATCTAGATTTGTAAATTGAGTAAAAGGCATTTTATCTTGTTGCCTCTAATATGAATGAAAATTGTTGTGTTGGTACTTCTTGTCCAATAATATCAAAGATTACAGTCACTTCAAACTCATTTGTATCTGGACTTGGATTGACTTCAATGTCAACATTATCAACTCTAGGTTCATAGTTAGAAATAGTATTAATAATTTGCTCTCTGATTACAGATGCAGTTGCAAAATCAACAAAGTCAAATAAACTAGAGCGGACATCGGATCCCAAATTAGGATTAAAAAATCTTTCATTTGGGATCGTCTGAACAAGATTACGAATTGATCGTATAATTGCATTTTGATTTTTCAAAATTGGCAGATCTTTTGTCACAGGATGTGGATCAAAAGACAGACTAATATCTTTGAATGATCTAGATATTCTAGTTACTGCCATTGGATATAAAATTTCTTGGATTATTTATGCTCATTTCCAAGAAGAACCATATCCAGGTTCAGTTCCATATTCCCAATCATCATAGTCTTCATCATTACGAATTTTTTCATGCAATTCTTGTTGTCTTTTTAGGTCATGTTTGGGTGCCAGATCGTGCATAACCTCTTGAATGACTCTTTTTGGTGATACGGTATCATAATCTGTAATCAGACGAGTAGTGCCCCACATTTCTCTCATATAATTTGAATCACGATCTACTGGTAAGTTTGACATTGTGCTCCTGTTTTAATGAATAAAACAGAACTTTTATGAAGGAGGTTGCTATCTCCTTATCTTTATTTAACGATATACTTCTCGCAATCTAAAATTATTAGACCCTAGGTATTTTAAGATCTCAAGTGCAATTAATTTTGGATTTCCTTCACCACAAGTATAAACATCTACTGCAATAGAACCTTCTTCTGGCCAAGTGTGGCAAGAAACGTGACTTTCCGCAAGGGCAATGACTACTGTACATCCTTGAGGAATAAAACAATGTGAGAAAATATTTAAAATAGTCATATTAGCACGCTTTATACCTTTCTCCATTGCTTCCTGGAGAGAAGTTACATCATTAATAAGATCAAATTTTACATCATACACCTCTAGCAGTAGGTGTTTTCCCATCGAAAAGCGTTCCAATTCATTTTTGGCAGTAAAAATTTATTTATTTGACCCAAAAACCCATTCTTTTATAATCTTCGTCTTTGATAAACCTATATTCCGAGTAATCTTCTTCTATTTTTTGATTCCAAACTGGAATTGCAACAGAATTTCCATATCGAAAGTCAGGATTTCTGCGAAACTGAACCTCTATTAGTTTTCCTCCGATGAATTCGCAGTTAATCCATTCATAATCTTTCTTTAGATTTTTTAAAATATCAGGAAATTCAACTCTTTTATTGATTTTTTCCCATTTTGACCACTTGTATAGAGGATTTTTTTCATCACGAGTACCTAACACCACCAATTCTTGCTTCCCATTATGAAAGTCAACACTCAAATGCTCACCTTCAAAGAGTTCGCACCAAAATTCTGATGGGTGAAAGTCATCTGTGTCCTTTTTTATCCATTCTACCCGAGCAAAACGACTCATACCAAGTAAATTAAAGGATGGGCGAACAATATAAAAGTCGGGTTTAGGAACTGTAGTTCCAGAAGGTCCACAAGTATACCCTAAACGCCGACTTAAAAATAGTTTATTATAAACCCAAAGATCTTCAGAATGTATATGATTCCACTCATCATTACATTCGAGTAAATACATTACCTCTTTCCCTGTCCTCTATACTTTTTACGAGCTTTATTACGAGAAGACGCTGAATACTTGGTATTAGACCCACATCCCTGCCGAGTATTCTTTGGATGAGACTCAATGATTTTGCTACCACTCAAAGATTTTTTAATTGCCATAAGTTATTCTCCAATAATTTCAGTTTCAAGGTCTTCAGGACGTGGAGAACCTGTCTGATAAAATTCTACCGACAAGTCCTCCATAATATTGAAATATTCTTCCTCTGTGAGTGAGGAATAAATTTTACGTCCTTTACATAGAATGTTGTATGTTTCGTTAGCCATCTCAAATGATTCTTGTTTTTTCGTGACCAACGCGAATGCGAGGATCACACCAAATTTCAAATCCTGCTTCCTTTGCATCCAAACAGAATGATACATCTTCTCCACACATATCCTGAACCTCACCAGATTCAAAGACTTGCATTTTAGGTGCAAACCAAGGATACTTCATTTCAGAATGCTCAAAGACTCCATTTTTGATTAGAATCCAACCAAATCCAGCATAGTCAACTGTGAATGGTTTACGACGCTTTGAGATGCTTTCGACTGTCTCATGATTCATCACTCCACCATTGTTTCTGAAGTCATCTTCTTCCATCCAATGAGCAACCGAAGTTGTGTGACCATCTTCTGTTGCATACCATCCAGAAGCAATGTCTTTGTCCATCAGAACCAATTGCCAGAATTTTTCTGAATTGAAAACGATATCAGAGTCAATCCAGAGTTGCCAATCATACTTGAGTTTACCATCCCAAGGAACTTG